TTATTTGTAAGTTTCATGTTTGAAATCTATAGGGTTTAATTTTACAGCATCCTCCAAAAGTTCAGGGAAAAAGTGCGCATAGCGCATCGTCATTTTTATATCTGTATGCCCAAGCACACGCTGCAAGACCAGAATATTACCACCATTCATCATAAAGTGACTGGCGAAGGTGTGGCGTAAAACATAGTAAGTTGCCCTGCCGGTAATTCGATGCCTGTTCTTTCCAGCGCAGACCGGAACGCGCCATAGCAATCATTAAACAACCGACCTTTTTTATCATCAGGTAGAGAGTCATCAAGCTCTTTGCTAATGGGAACGGTGCGGTTTTTTCTGCCTTTCGTATTGGTATATGTGATTTTGTATTTCGCGAGCTGGCTTTTTTTCAAAATCTCAGCTTCAGACCACCGTGCACCAGTGGCGATACAGATCCTTACCACTGTTTCTAAATCAGGATGGTCATGTCGTTTACATTCTCCGAGCAGCTGCGAAATTTGGTCGTGAGTTAGCCATGCCATTTCCATTTCTTTTGCGCGGAATGGGCGCATGTATTTCAGTGGGTTTTCACCCTTCCATTCTCCAGGGCGTTTTAGCACATTGAACACCGCCCGGAAGTAGGCCAACTCAAAATTAAGCGTGCAATGCGATACTTCTTTCACTCTGTTTGAACGGGCATACTCACCTTTTAACCGTTTTTCTCGGTAGCGGGAAAACATTTGCGCATCGAAATCGCGTGCGAGTGGTTCGCCCATACACTCAAAAGCATGGTGCATGGCTAACTGGCGTTTTAAGCCATCTTTTAAGGTAATGCCACGAGCGCTATACCATGAATCAACCAGCTTTTTTAACGTGCGCCTGTCTTCCTTTTTATTCCTGCCACGGGTTTTGGACAGTGTACTGTACAAACGCCAGCGCCTCGCCTTTGGTGGCGAATTTCTTTCTGATACGTTTGCCTTTTGCACCGTCTGGTAAGTGCTCGCAAATCCAACCGCCGGTAGGATTCTCACGACCCACCCTCAATTAACCTCGCTGTAAATCCCCACCACGCGCCCCACCGTTTTTATCTCGTCGATACCGCATTCAAACGGAACCTTGCCGCCCGCCACGTGGAGTTTTTTACCCGGCAGCAGCGTGAGGTCGCGGATGCTAGCGGTGCCTTCAATCTCAACCAGCCACAGGCCGTCGGTTAACGATGCTTCTTTTTCAATAAAGTGCAGCTTTCCCTCCGCCCTAACGGCGATGCCGCGAGCCAGCGGTTTGCTAAAGAAACCAGAGTCAATACTCAAAGTGGTATTTTCTTCCAGCTTTCCATCACTCAGTGTGAATGTGGAAACCGAAACCGGATCGCCCGGTGCGGGGTGACCTTCAAACTGTGCACCTTGTCCGGTCATCAGCCAGCGAAGGCTGGCACCGGTGTCCAGCGCGCACTGAACCGCAAAGTCGTAAGAGACGGTACCGCGCGCGTAGCGGTTCTGAAGCGAGCTGGCGGCGATATTAAAGTGCCGGGCCAGCTGGATTTTCTGCGTGAAACCATATACCTGACAGATTCTATCGAGTAACTCTTCATTATTCACTTGAGAATCTAAAATCAAAATATATTCCTTTGGGTGTTTACTAATACTCACTTGGGTATTAGTATCATTACAAATTCGGGCAATCAGCGGCAGGCGTTGGCAAACAGAGGCTAATGATTGCAGACATTATCAAAATGGGAATCATGCAGCATGGCATCTGAAATCGCAATCATCAAACGGCGGAAAAAACCGTGCTGTGCCCGTTTTCAGCGCACTAGCGTGCGTGAGTTTACGCGAGGGGAGATATGGCGATAGAAGCTGCCCGTGCAAGGGTTCCACTTAGCGTGGGAGCTCGCCTTAGCGGGCTTAACCACATCGCTGAACTGCGCGCCCGATACGGGAGCGATAGCGGAAAAGAGCTGGCGCGGTTTATGGCTGAGCTGCGCGATAAGCGCGATCCCTGTTTTGAGGAGAACAGCAGGGCGCTGGCCGCCCTCTTTTTCCTGGCGAGATTGCCCGTCGCCCGTCATGAGTGCGAGCTCAGTGAGCTAACCACAGAGGAGAAAAGGGCGCTGATTAACGCCATGAATCATTTTCGTGCTGTCGTGAGTTTATTTCCTGAACGGCTGACCATGCCGATATAACCCAACCAGAAACCTAATGGCGTAAACCCGCCGGGCATCCTTTTGCCTGAATTTAAGGAGAACGCGTGATGCGAAACAGTGAAAACCGCCCTTATCCGACCGGAAGTGAAGAACTGAAGCGTCTGCTGGCAGAGGCAAAAACAGAGGAACGATGCGCGCGAGCCCTCGCGGTCTCCCTGCGTCTGGAGGCGCTGGCGAGCCATATCTACAAAACCGGCATGAGCGGAGAAGACGTTGCCGAACTGCTGTGCCACGAGGCGGCTCGCTACGAGCGTGAATCCCAGGAGCTGCACTGATGGCCGATTTTATCGATCTTGCGCAGGCGCGCGAGCAGGAAGACAGAGAGCGATACATTAATCGCGCCCGCAGACGACCCGTATCGCCTTCGCGTTTCCTCTGCGAGGACTGCGAGGCGCCGATACCGGAGGCGCGCCGAATAGCGGTGCCCGGCGTAGCCCTGTGCGTAACCTGCCAGGAGATCGCGGAGATGAAAAATAAACACGTCCGGGGAGGATAAGTTGGCTACGTCATTTGCTTATCCGTGGAATGCCCCACGGTCGGCCATTGCCAGCCCTTATCTCACCCACGCCCAACAGCAGCGCCGCGATCGCCTTTTCGCGGCGCTGCAGCAGGCAAGAATTGCCCTCTCACAGCAGCCAGACTGCGTACGCTTCGAGGTCTGGCGCACGGTTGACGCCCTCGAACAGCATCGGGGCAGCCCGCAGGCTAACGCCTTTTTGATCCGCTTCTGCAAAAGGATGTTACCCCGTCTGAGGCGGGTCTCTGATCGCTATTCCTGCACAGGCCTGCACGACGAGGTCTCGAGGGCCGTGTTTGACGGCCATTTCGACACTCAGCATCTGCAATACCTCGCCTCGCGGATGGTCGAACTGGTGGCCCGCTATAACCGCCTTCCGGATATGTCCCGCGCGGACCTCGACCTGCTGGCCGCAGATATCGCCAGCTTTATTCGCGGCGAGCTGGCGAATATTAACGATGCTGAGATGGGTGAATACCAGACGCTGTACGTCTGGTATCAGCGCGCCGGACTGATCGCCCGACAGTTCAACGTGTCGCCTCCGCACTGGGAGCGGGTGTCGAAGACGTTTTTCAACAAAGATGATGTTGCTGCGGCTGTGATCCGCATGTTTTCCGAGGCGTGGTGGCGCGGGCGCCTGCGTCGGGTCGCGGCTGCCTGGCGCGAGCATTTGCAGATTGCCCTCGGCAACGTCAGCAAACGGAGAACGGCGTATGCGAGCAAACGCTGCGTGACCGAGTGGCGCGAGCAGAAGCGCCGCACCCGCGAATTTCTCAAGGGCATGGAGCTGGAAGATGAAGAGGGCAACCGCATCAGCCTGATTGAAAAATACGACAGCTCGGTGGCCAACCCGGCGATACGTCGCTGTGAACTGATGACCCGTATCCGCGGGTTTGAAAATATCTGTGAGGCGCTTGGCTACGTGGGCGAGTTCTATACCTTAACCGCGCCCGCGCAGTATCACGCGACGCTGAAATCAGGCTTCCCCAACGCGAAGTGGAACGGGGCCAGCCCGGCGGATACGCAAATCTACTTTACCCGCCTGTGGGCGCGCATCCGGGCAAAACTGCACCGGGACGGGCGCCGTATCTTTGGTATCCGCGTTGCGGAACCCCATCACGACGGTACGCCCCACTGGCACATGCTGATGTTTATGCTGCCGGAAGACGTCGAATGCGTTCGCCGGATTATCGGGGATTATACCCGGCAGGAGGATGCTGCCGAGCTGCAGAGCGAAGGCGCCAGACAGGCGCGCTTTCACGCGGACGCGATCGATCCGCAGAAAGGCAGCGCTACCGGCTATATCGCCAAATACATCTCAAAGAATATCGACGGCTATGCGCTCGATGGCGAGACCGATAACGAAAGCGGTGGTCTGCTGAAGGAGACGGCGTCCGCCGTGTCGGCCTGGGCAGGGCGCTGGCACATTCGCCAGTTTCAGTTCATCGGCGGCGCGCCGGTTACGGTCTACCGCGAGCTGCGACGTCTGGTGGATAGCGATGCCGCGCGCGGTCTGAGCGTTGAGTTTGCCGCCGTCCAGGAGGCTGCCGACGCCGGGGACTGGGCGGGTTACGTTACTGCGCAGGGCGGGCCGTTTGTGCGTCGCGATGATTTACAGGTGCGCACGCTGTATGAGCCGCGCGCCGGGTTTAACCAGTACGGCGAGGAAACGGTCCGCATCCGCGGCGTGTACGATTCTGCCGTTGGCGCGGGCAGCCCAGTTTTAACCCGGCTCACGCAGTGGAAAATTGTGCCGAAGCGGGCCGCGGATCTTAAGGACGCGCCCGTATCCTCTCGGAGTTCTGTCAATAACTGTACGCAGACCGATCTTTCTCAACCCCTCAGCCGACGTGCGAGGCGGGCGTTAACCGAACGCATCAAATTCATCCGCCCTGGCGCGACAGCGCCCGTCGTCTTCGCGAGCGACCCGCAGAACGGGGTACCGGAGAAGGTGATCGATGAGATACGGCTCGCCACCGGGATAGCCATCAGTCGTGCAGAAGCCCTGCATCTGATGGCGGGAGGCATCAGCCGCTTTAACGATAAATGGTACAGGGGCGCAGCCGACGGATCGCTATTTCCGGCACCGTGTTCTTACCAGCAAAAGGCGCGGAAAATCCTTGAACGTATTGGGCTTTTAACGGATCTCTTCGCTCAGAGGGCACGCTAATCTCCATCCATATCATGTACATACCGTGAAGGGTTCTGATTTTTCGCTTCACTCTTTTTGTGAATACGTGCTACTGTATGTTTATACAGTATCTCGTGGTGGAGGTTGTGTGGACAGAGAGTTGAACGAGCAGGTCATGATTGAACGAGTCGAGCTGATTGCGCGACTGACGACGGAAGGAACGTGTCAGGAAAGAGATCGTGAGATTGCCCTGAATTTGATTGCTGAGATTGCGCGGGGAAATTTAATCAAGAACAACGCATTTACCGTTGTGTTCTCAGCATCGCCTGTTCCGGAACGAATCAAAAAAGAGGGCAACGTTCGGGTGAACATTACTCTCGATAAAGATCAGCAGATTGACCCTGCCGTCGCTGAGGCCTTTCAGTGCGAACTGACCCGCAGAATACGCTCCCTGTTTCCGTCATCGCGGGTGAACGTGAAAATAGGATCGGTGACGGGTGTCGAGCTCCAGGGGCTTGAAAAAGAAGCCGATCGCGAGGCGCTGGACGCTATCCTCCGGGAAGTCTGGGAAGACGAGAGCTGGCGCTAGCCCCGGCGTCATCACCCGTACCAACACCCTCATTCCTGTTTTGCGCTTCCGTTGAACCACGCTTCGCCGCTCGCGGACGATCTGTTGTGCCCGCGATTGTCCATCCGTCAGCGATAGCGAAAAGCCTGCTGGCCCGGGAAACTCTACAGTACCTGGAAACCGGATGTTGGGAGCGTCTGATGAAAATCTATGCAATGCAGGGGGACACGCTTGATGCCGTTTGCGCCCGCTTTTATGGGCGCACGGCTGGCGTCGTTGAAGCCGTTCTGAAGGCCAATCCTGGCCTCGCGGAGTTAGGCGTTATCTTGCCTCACGGCACGCCGGTAGAGATGCCGGAGGTGAATAGCGCCCCCACAAAAGAATCCGTAAACCTATGGGACTGAGCCTGGAGAAAATCACCACGTTTATCGCCTACTGGCTGGCCGTGGCGCTGGCCTGGTTCGGAGCGATGTCTCCTGAAAAAGTCGCGCTGTACGTGGGGAGTCTGTGCGCCATTTTTACCGCGCTAACGAATTACTGGTTTAAGCGCAAAACCTGGCGCTATCTCCAGTCTCTTGGCCTCGATAAGAAGAGCATTCGTGAACTCAATCATTAAGCGTTGCAGCGTCGCCGGCGTGCTGGCCCTGGCGGTGCTGATGCCTGACTTTCGATTACTGAAAACGTCCCCGGAAGGATTGGCGTTGATTGCCGCTCTCGAAGGATGTCGCCTCTCGCCCTACCGGTGTAGTGCCGGCGTATGGACGTCCGGCATTGGCCACACGGCAAACGTTGTGCCGACGCGGGACATTACCGAGCGTGAGGCTGCGGTAAACCTGGTTGCTGATGTGCTCAACGTTGAGCGGCGTCTGGCGGCGTGTGCGCCGGTGGAGATGCCGCCCAGGGTCTATGACGCGCTGGTGAGTTTTACCTTTAATGTCGGCGCAGGCGCCGCCTGCCGTTCGACGCTGGTGTCCTTTATCAAACGTAAACAGTGGCCTCAGGCATGCGGGCAGCTTACCCGCTGGGTGTACGTCAACGGCGTCAAAAATGCCGGTCTGGAAAACCGTCGCGTCCGCGAGAAGGCCTGGTGCATGAAGGGGCTGCCGTGAGAACGCTCATGCTGGCGCTGGCCGGGCTGCTGGCCATCGCGCTGTGGCTTCGTCATGACAACCTGAACCTGTCCCGTTCCTTAGCTACGGCCAATCGGGTCGCCAGCGAGCAAAAAACGGCCCTCGCCACGCTTAATCAGCAGCTGTCCCTGTCGCAGCGGATGGCCAGAGCAAATGAAAACGCCCAGGTCAGGCTCCGTGAGGAGCTTGTCGCCGCGGGCGAGGAGAGGGCAAGACGGGAAGCGACTATCGGGAGATTACTCAATGAAAATGAAGCGTTACGCCGCTGGTATACCGCTCAGCTGCCTGATGCTGTCCGCAGGCTGCACACCCGCACCGCCTGCGCCTCCGCAGCCCATTGTTTACAACGCCTGCCCGAAGGTGAGCCGCTGCCCGATGCCGGGAAGCGAACCCGCCACTAACGGCGATCTCAGCGCGGATATTCGCAGGCTGGAATACGCCCTTATCGCCTGCGCGCTGCAGGTTGAAACCATTAAAGACTGTCAGGATAAACTCGATGCACAAACTCAAGAGCCTGCGTCAGGCATTAATTGACGCGATCCCCCAACTCAATGCCAACCCGGAGCGCCTGCAGATGTCGGTCGGAGGCGGCAATATTGACGCCCGCCAGGCCTCCTCGCTCTCCTTTGAAAAGCGGTATGCGCTGAACGCGAAGGTTAGCGGCTTCACCGGCGACAGCGAGGGATTTTTCGTCCCGGTGCTGGCCTGGCTTCGGGTAAACCAGCCGGATATTTTTACCCTCGATGAAGGCCGCAAAAACGGTTACACCTTCGCGATCGTCTTAAACGATGACGATACGATGGATATCACCATCAGCGTGCAATTAACCGAGCGTATTCTTGTTTCCCAGGAGCAGGGCGCTCTGCACGCGACGTATTCCCCCGAGCCGCCGCTGCCGGAGCCCGTCACGCGTCCGAAGGCGCTGTACGTTAACGGCGAGCTGGTCAGCCAGTGGGAGGAGTAATTTCCCCGCGCTGAAGGCCGCCATCCGACTGCCGTCTGGACCGCTTGTTGTATCATCCCGCAGAAAACCCCGTCTCGTTGCTGCCGTTCCTCCTGAACGGCATTCTCTTCTCATGAATACATTAACTTCCATGAACGGCATCGCTCGCGCGATCCGCAATCTTATTCGTATCGGTGTTGTGACCGATGTTGACCTCAGCAGAGGGCTTTGTCGTGTCCAGACCGGCGGGATGAAAACCACCTGGCTGAACTGGCTCACCTGTCGTGCGGGACGTTCACGCGTCTGGTGGGCCCCTTCCGAGGGAGAGCAGGTGCTGCTGCTGGCCATCGGCGGCGAGCTTGATACCGCCTTTGTGCTGCCCGGCATTTTCTCTGACGACCATCCGGCGCCGTCCGGGTCGCCTGATGCGTTCCACGTCTCGTTTCCTGACGGGGCGGTCATCGAGTACGAACCCGGTCACGGGGCGCTGACGGTTACAGGCATTAAAACGGCCGATATTACCGCCTCTGAATCGCTGACCGCCACCGTGCCGGAGGTGAGGGTGACGTCAACGTCCCGCATCACGCTGGATACGCCTGAAGTGGTGTGCACTAACAAGTTAATTACTGCCTCTCTTGAAGTGCAGAAGGGCGGTGTGATGGCCGGAAATATTGAGCATTCCGGCGGTAAATTCACCTCCAACGGGGTGCAGGTGGATAACCACGCGCACGGCAGTGTGCAAAGCGGCGGAAGCTGGACTAAGGGGACACAATGACGGTGCGTTACAGGGGGATGAACAGGCAGACCGGGCTTAGCCTTTCAGAGGCGGAACACATCCGGCAAAGCGTGCGCGACATTCTGGTTACGCCGATTGGCTCGCGGGTCATGCGGCGGGATTACGGCTCGCTGCTGGCGGCGATGATCGACAGGCCGCAGAGCCCGGCGCTGCGTCTGCAAATCATGGCCGCCTGTTATTCCGCCATCCAGAAATGGGAGCCGCGAATAAGCCTGACGGCCATCACTTTCGAGCGTTCGGAGAACGACGGGACGTTGTATGTCGATATCACCGGCACGCGCCCGACCTCCGGACAATCCTTTTCTATCACCATTTCACTGAGTTAAACGCTATGGCTATTGTTGATCTGAGCCAGCTCGCCGCGCCTGATGTCGTGGAGGAGGTGGATTATGAAACGCTGTTGGCAGAACGAAAGGCCACCTTTGTCTCCCTCTATCCGGAAGAGGAGCGAGAGGCGATTGCACGGACGCTGACGCTGGAATCCGAGCCGATTGTGAAGCTGCTGCAGGAGAATGCCTACCGGGAAGTTATCTGGCGCCAGCGGGTTAATGAGGCTGCGCTGGCCGTGACGCTGGCCTATTCTTCCGGTCACGATCTGGACGTTATTGCGGGAAACAATAATACCGAACGCCTGACCATCACCCCGGGCGATGACACTACCATTCCGCCAACGGCTGCCGTCATGGAGTCTGATGCCGACCTGCGACTGCGTGCGCAGCAGGCCTTTGAAGGGTTGAGCGTCGCGGGGCCGGTTGGAGCCTATGAATATCATGGTCGAAGCGCCGACGGACGGGTCGCTGACGTTTCGGTTGAAAGCCCTCAGCCCGCATACGTGACGATTTCGGTGTTATCCCGTGAGGGTGATGGTACCGCTCGTCCTGAACTACTGGCGGTTGTTGAAAAAGCGCTTAACGCTGAAACCGTCCGCCCGGTCGGCGATCGTGTAACTGTCCAGTCAGCAGAAATTGTGCCTTACAAGATAAACGCAACGCTCTACGTTTATCCCGGACCAGAAGCTGAACCCATCAGGCAAGCTGCAGAGCAGAAGCTGCAGAATTATACCAGCGCACAGCATCGCCTTGGACGCGATATTCGTCTGTCGGCCATCTATGCAGCACTTCACGTTGAAGGCGTGCAGCGCGTGGAACTGGAATCTCCCCACTCTGACATTGTACTGAGTAAGTCGCAGGCCTCGAACTGTACCTCGTATCAGATAGCAATCGGGGGTTCGGATGAGTGAAAGGCTGTTACCCGTTGGATCCTCGCCGCTGGAAGTCGCCGCTGCCGCTGCGCTCTCGAATATTGAGCGTGTGCCGGTACCGCTACGCACGTTATGGAACCCCAGAGCGTGCCCGGTAAATTTACTTCCCTACCTGGCATGGGCGCTGTCGGTAGACCGTTGGGATGAGGCGTGGCCGGAGAGCACCAAACGCAGCGTCATTATGTCCTCGTTTTTCGTCCATCAGCACAAAGGAACCATCAGCGCATTGCGTCGTGTGGTGGAACCGCTTGGCTTTTTGATTGAGGTGCGCGAGTGGTGGCAGCTCGGTGAGGAGCCTGGCACATTCCGTCTGGTTGTCGGTGTGCTTGATAACGGCATCACGGACGAAATGTATCAGGAGCTTGAACGGCTCATTGAGGATGCCAAACCGGCAAGTAGACACATGACCGGGCTGGCTATCAGCCTGAGCTCAACGGGAGAGTTTTATGTTGGCGCAGGATGCTATCACGGCGATGCGCTGGCTGTTTACCCCTATACCACTGAGGAACTTATTGTCGGTGGTGATTATTACCCGGCCTCGGCCATCCATTTGATTGATAACCTGAGAGTGAACGCATGACCGCAAAATATTTTGCCATACTGACGAATCAGGGCGCGGCGCGGCTAGCTAACGCGACGGCACTTGGTACGCAACTCAACCTGACGCAAATGGCGGTAGGCGACGCCAACGGAACGTTGCCAACCCCCGACCCGGCGCAGACGAAGCTCGTCAACCAAAAACGCATAGCGCCGCTGAACCTGCTCGCTGTTGACCCAAACAATACCAGCCAGATCATCGCTGAACAGATTATTCCCGAGAATGAGGGCGGTTTCTGGATCCGAGAGATCGGTCTCTATGACGACGACGGCATTCTGATCGCCGTGGCTAACTGCCCGGAGACATATAAGCCTCAACTGCAGGAAGGCAGTGGCCGCACGCAGACCATCCGCATGATTCTTATTGTGTCGAGCACATCATCAATTTCCCTGAAAATTGATCCGTCGGTTGTGCTGGCAACGCGCCAGTACGTTGACGATAAAGTTATTGAGGTAAAGGGCTACGCTGATGATCAGATGAAAAAGCATATTGCTGCTGATAATCCGCATAAACAGTACCCTTTAATCGCCAATGCGTTAAAAGAAATTGCCGATGCAGGGTTGAGCGCCGAGGTTCTCAAAAACCTTGGTTTAGGAGAAGGCTCTGCTTTGCCGGTGGGCGTCCCCGTTCCGTGGCCGTCAGCAACTCCACCGACGGGGTGGCTTAAATGCAACGGAGCCGCGTTCGCGGCTGCGCAATATCCGAAATTGGCTCTGGCTTATCCTGCGCTCAAATTACCTGATTTACGCGGTGAGTTTATCCGTGGCTGGGATGATGGACGTGGAGTTGATTCAGGGCGTAGCTTACTGTCGGCTCAGGGGGATGCTATTCAAAATATTGTCGGGACGTTGGGAAGAACCCAGCTATTTCAAGATACGATGTACACTGGTCCGTTTAATCAAATCGACCAGCTAGGTTCCGTTGGTTTGTCTCCTGCTCCCGGCCCTGCTGTTGGATATGGTGCCTGTAACTGGTCTTTTGATGCATCACGCGCAGTCCGCACTGCAACTGAAACTCGTGCGCGAAACATCGCATTTAACTACATCGTGAGGGCTGCATGATGGCTAAAGCTGAATTAAATCAGGACATGATCGCCACGATGGCAGGGGAAATCACCGTGTTTAACTACGATGGTGAGACACGCGAATATCTGTCTTCATCCGTTGAGTATCTCGCCGTGGGGGTAGGTATTCCTGCAAATTCCTGCGTTGATGTTCCGGGAAAGAGTAAAACCGGCTTTGCCATTTGCCGTACAGAAGACCTTTCATCATGGGAATATATCACTGACCACCGTGGTGAAACGGTATACAGCACAGAGACGATGCAACAAGTTGAAGTGACGGCACTGGGGGAATATCCCGAAGGTGCAACGCCCAATGCACCTGCATCACCGTACGATAAATGGGACGGAGAAAAATGGGGCACGGATTCTGCCGCAAAATATGAAGGTGATATTGCTGATGCAGAACAATACCGACAAACACTCCTCGCTCAGGTAGATGAACTAACCTCCGACTGGTGAGTGGAGCTGATGCTCGGTGATATCAGTGAAGAAAACAAAAAGAAACTGTCGTCTTGGATGGCTTATAAAGCTGCGATTAAAGCCGTCGATGTTTCGACGGCTCCTGATGTTAGCTGGCCTGCTCAGCCGGAGGTGTAGGCCATTTGATATTCGGTGCAGCGTCAGGAACGACCGCCTGCAATTCCTTTATGTAGGTCAGCCAGAGTATCAGGCTGGCCTTATCTTTATCACTGATAATGCCTAACTGTAGCTCCGTCTGCCAAAGACTGATCGTTGCCTGCGCTTCAAGCAGTAGTGCAGCTTTCTGTTGTTCCGCCGCTTCCACGTCCGCCGCGTGCTGTGCTTCCGTCTCTGTCACCCACTCGCTACCATTCCACGTATCGTAAGACGTTGCAGGTGCTAGGGTGGTAATGCCTATCGGGTAATCGCCAGGCAAAGAAACGATCACCGGTTCGCCTGTTTCAGTGCTGTACACCGTTTCATCACGGTGATCAGCGACGTATTCCCAGGCGGTAAAATCGGCTTTACGGCAAATAGCAAAACCCTCTCTGCTTTCGCCGGGTGCATCCATACAAGAGTTAGCGGGGATGCCTACGCCTTCGGGTAAATATTCAACGGATGCGGAAAGATATTCGCGCGTCTCGCCATCATAGTTAAACACGGTGATATCACCTGCCGCAGTAGCGATCTGCTCACTATTCATTTTTGCTTTAACCATTATGCAGCCCTCACGATGAAGTTAAACGAAACGTTACGAGGACGAGCTTCTGTTCCGCTCATTGGCATTGTGGACGCACTCACTACGCCACCCTCCGTAATTACAGAGTTTGGTAACGGGTAGTTATCAAAATCAATTACAGGTGTGGCAGGAGTAATTTGTTTTAAAATTGTCGTACCTGCAAAATCGGCTAATGATGAATCATTCAGTCGTGAAGTCCAGAAACCATAAAGGTGAGTGTGTGGCCCAACAGCATGCCCCTGTGCCGAAAGAATATTTCGATCTGAATCAACTCCACGCCCGTCATCCCAGCCACGGATAAACTCCCCGCGTAAATCAGGCAGTCTGAGAGCCGGATAGGCAAGTGCCAGCTTTGGGTACTGTGAGGCCGTAAATGCCGCTCCGTTGCATTTAAGCCACCCCGTCGGTGGAGTTGCTGACGGCCACGGAACGGGTACACCGACAGGCAA